AAGGTTTTGGCTGGATCTGGATTTAATCTTTATACGGCTTCAGCAGCCTCTACAGTAGAGTTTTTTTACACTCCAACAAGCACATCAACCACCATGCTTTTCCAGGCCACAGGAGCCTCTTATGGCTCTAGCGGAGCATCTGCCATAAGCTCAACAGGCATAAGTAAAATATTTGTAAATGGTGAAGATAAAACTTTAGAGACCTCAATTTCAAATGTGTTGTCTGTTGGTAAACTGCACCATATTATTATCACTTTGGCCTCCCCAGTATCGGGCACAATAAGATTTCATAATTCAGCTTTAAGTAATGGGTTATATCAAAACATATGTCTTTATAGTAATCAATTAACTGAAGCTCAATGCCTAGATAATTATCTTGCATACACTAAGCCTTCATCTATATCCGTAGCAGAATCTGGCCTATCTCTGACAGAAAATAGCGTTGAAGCATACAATAATGACTGGCTTGTGATACAAAACTCTTAATCTTGTCACTTACTCTGACAAAAGCTGGACTTATACTAAAGATAATGGTAGAATAAAGAACTATGGACTTCAATAAAATTGGCACAAAAGTATTAGACGAGGAAACAACACTCGGTATTTATGTCTGGGAAATTGATGGTAAATGGGTAGGCGATGACGAAGGAAACTATTTATCAATTACATCAATGAAAGACAACAAAGATAGAATAGAAGCTTTAAGAAAAGCTGTTGCTGGGTATGGAATAGATAGAGGCCAGCCTTTATTTTTATCTGGAAGAAGAAAAATTGATGATGAAGAATTTGAATACCAGCAGTCTAGACTTAACCTAGGCCTTGTACCAGACCCACTAGATGTAGGAAACTATAAAGATGAAATGAAAAAACTCATCTTGCCAGGGAGATAAAAATGGAATATATGGATGAAAACATTGACGGAATAGAAGAGATATCTATATTTAATTCTTCCGATAAGTTTGCTTTTGCAAGTGAGGAAAATAGCAATGATCCATTTTCTATTGATTTAGAGGGAATTAAAAAGCTTGACGGTTTAAGCCCAGCGTTTAGAAGAAGAGTCGGCAGAGAGTTTCAAAAATCTTTTACTGGTAGAGAAGGTTCTGGAACGCAGCAGAATCTATTAGCACAAGCAGTCACAGGCTATGCAATGTTTGACTTGGTTGAACCAGTTTATAACATGGAATATCTTTCAAAAATTTATGAAGTTTCAACATATAATTATGCAGCAATTAATGCAAAAACAGCAAACGTAGTCGGGCTGGGATATGATTTCTTAGAAACAAGAAAAACAAATGACATGCTTGATTCAATTACGGATGAAAAGCAACTTGAGAGAGCAAGGAAAAAGCTTGGAAGAATAAGACAGGATTTACAAGAGTGGCTTGACTCAACAAATGACGAAGACACATTTACAGAAACATTAATTAAAGTTTTTACAGACTATGAAGCAACAGGTAATGGGTTTCTTGAAATAGCAAGAACCACAAGTGGAAACATTGGGTACCTTGGGCATATACCAGCAAAGACTATGCGTGTTCGTAGATTGCGTGACGGATTTATTCAGTTGTTATATGGAAAGGCTGTTTTTTTCAGAAACTTTGGGGATCAAGAAACCCCTAATGCTATTGCAGGCGGAGAAGATAGGCCAAACGAAGTAATTCATTTTAAAAAGTATACTCCACAAAATAATTATTATGGTATTCCAGATGTTATTGCAGCACAAATGGCGTTGGCAGGAAATGAATTTTCTGGAAGATATAACCTAGATTACTTTGAAAATAAAGCGGTGCCTAGATATATTATTACAGTAAAAGGCGCTAAGCTTTCTCCAGACTCAGAGCGTAAATTATTAGAGTTTTTCCAGGTTGGACTTAAAGGCAAAAACCACAGATCTCTTTATATACCTCTCCCATCAGATACTCCAGATTCCAAAGTTGAATTTAAAATGGAGCCAGTTGAAGCTGGAACTCAAGAGTCATCATTTAATAAATACCGACTTGCAAATAGGGATGAAATCCTATTAGCTCACCGTGTACCAATTAATAAAATAGGTTTGCCAGAAGGAGTCAGTTTGGCAAATGCTCGTGACGCAGATAAAACATTTAAAGAGCAGGTATGTAGACCAGCACAAATGAGATTTGAAAAGAAATTAAATAGAATTATAGAGGAAAAAACAGACACCTTAATTCTTAAATTTAATGAGCTCAGTTTAACAGACGAGGACACTCAATCAAAAATTGATGAAAGATATTTGCGTATGCAGGTTATTACCCCTAATGAAGTTAGAATTAGAAAGGGTATGATTCCTTTAGATGGCGGAGATGAGATGGTTCAATTAAAGCCACAGCAGCAAGCAGAAATAAGATCTCAAGCTGGAAATACAAGAGCCCGTAGCCAAGAAAGACAAAACAATTCTCCCGATATTTCTGGAGAAGGAAGAAATTCAAAAGGCGACGGCAGCCAAGTTGAATAATCTGCTCAACTGCTATTTGCCTTTTTACACATAAGTCGATAAAATTAAGCATATGAATATCGAAAAATCTTATTGGTCTTCTAATGGGGAGAGCATCCATTTATCAGTTCCTTTTACAAAAGTAAACAAGGAGAAAAGAACTGTCTCTGGATTTGCCACATTAGACAATGTAGATCAAACTGGTGACGTTGTTACAGCAGAAGCAAGCTTAAAGGCATTTGAAAATTTTCGTGGAAATCTTCGTGAGATGCACCAGCCCCTAGCTGTTGGTAAAGTTGTTTCTTTTAAGCCAGAAACATATTATGATCAAGTCACAAAAAATTTTTATAATGGAGTATATGTAACATCATATATTTCAAAAGGCGCACAAGATACTTGGGAAAAAGTTTTAGACGGGACTTTAACAGGATTTTCAATCGGCGGTAAGATTAAAGATTCAGATAACGAAGTAAACAAAGCTACAGGTCAGCAAGTACGTTTCATAAAAGACTACGACCTTTTGGAGCTATCAATTGTAGATTCTCCAGCAAACGAATTATGCAATATTTTTTCTATTGAAAAAATGAATGGACAAATGGTATTTAAAGGAATGGCAGCCGATGTCATAACTGAAAATATATTTTATTGCGAAGAAAGTAACTCTGTTTTTCTTTCAACAGAAAAATCATTTGAGTCTCCAGTGTCTGGAAAGCCAGCAACTATAATTGGCTGGGTAGAAAAATCGGATGTTAATAAATCCGTAGAAGTAGATAAGATTCTTGATTCATTTAAGAAGTCAAGATTACCGTTGCCTGAAACACAAACAATCGCAAAACAGGCAAACGCAGAAGGAGGTAATGAAGTGTCAGAAAACACAGAAAATACAGTTGTCGAAGAGACAACAATAGAAAAATCAGTTGCTGTTGAAGAAGCAGTTGCTGTTGAAGACGCTACTGCAGAAGATGCAGTTGCAGCAGATACTTCTGCCGATACTGTAGAAAAGGCAGCCGACGTATCAGAAGTTATGGTTGATGAACCTGATTTTGCAAAGATGCTTGTCGATCTAAAAGGCTTTTTTTCAGATACTCTTAATAAGGCTTCAGAAGTTAATGCTTCACAAGTTTCAGCTATTCAATCAACAGTTGAAACATTTAGTAAGAGCGTTGATGACCGTATGACAGAGATGGCAGAACAATACACTACACTTAGCAAAGCTGTAGAAGATATTAAGGGCACAATTGACGGAGTTCAAAAGCGTGTCGATGCAGTAGAATCAGAAACTGCAATTAAGAAGTCCAGTGATCTTGGCGGATCACAGGAAGCAAAAACAATCAAAAAATCTAAATGGAACGGTACTTTCCTCGGTTCCGTATCAGATTTAGTTAAGTAAAGGATAGGTAAAAATAATGAGCAATGATTTATTAAAAGATATCGCAGCTGGAACAACAGCTACTGGTACATTTACTTCTTCAGGCAGTTCCGTAACAGGAATTCACACAGCCCAAGAAGCAGGTAACGGTGGTTTATTAAACCCAGAACAGTCTGCTCGCTTCCTTGACTATATGTTTGATGCAACCGTAATTGGTAAAGTCGCACGTACAGTACGTATGAAGTCAGACACAACCGAAATTGA